GGGCGGCGCTTTGGGGTTTTTTTTATAAAAAGGGGGGGCTGCCCCCGAAGGGCATGCCTCTCTTTTGTTATTCCAACCGGGACAACTAACGGGTTTAGCTGTTCCGCAGGGTTAGCAAAACTCCTGATGGAAATGTTGAGAACGTTAACAATTTGACTTTTGCAAACAACAATCACCTTCCTATATTTAAGCGAACGGCCGAAATAATAATCACAAGCGGCGACAGAGAGCTTAATACCGGAAGGCTGATAATAACAAGAAATGGAGGTACAAACCGTTCGTATCATACGCATGGTCCTCGTGATAGCGATGGTAGCACTACTCATGCCAGCGGCTAAACAGCCCCAGGAAGAGATGGCGGCACCGCTATCACGCAATAACGAGATTCAGAAACAGCAGGCTATCAAGCCTGCTGAAAGACCTCAGCAGACGATATCACCAAAGCCTCAGACAGTTTTGGCGGTGTCCGAAGCAAAACCGCCAAGTACTAAGTACGACTTGATGCGTGCCGCTGGTATTCCCGAAAGCGATTGGGCATCAGCAGACTACATCATTGAGCACGAAAGTTCTTGGCAGCACAACGTTTGGAATAAAGGCGGCTCTGGCGCATATGGATTGTGCCAAAGCCTGCCAGCAACCAAGATGGCATCTGCGGGAGATGACTACATGACAAATCCCGTTACGCAGCTACGCTGGTGCCACAATTACGCCATCAGCCGATATAGCAGTTGGCAGGCAGCCGCCGCGTTCTGGAAACGTACCGACCCGCGCCCCTACCCGGGACATTGGTGGTAAAAACAAACAACAAAAACAGCCGGAAAGGAGATCAACTCTATGGGCAAACTTAAAACAGCAATCAACAACGTAACTGTCTTTTTAGACAATGCCTGGACTATCATGGTCCGCGCCGCAGAGATAGTAGCGGGAATAAAACTCTTTGGAGTCCAGTACATGGAAACCGCAATCGGAACCTTACCGATTGCACAAATCCTCGGAGCAATTCTCATTACTGATGTGACTGTCTTTGTTTATTCTCTGCTTCGCTCGCAAAGTGAAAAGAAGAGATGAAAAAGCATATCAGTATCACACCAGTTAGCAAACCGCGCATGACGAGAAGCGATAAGTGGAATGAGCGTCCGTCAGTAATGAGCTATCGAGCGTACGGCGACGAATTAAGGCTGAAGCTGCCAGGATATGAGCCGCCCGAAACGTTTACGATTGAATTTGCTTTGCCCATGCCAAAAAGTTGGTCAAACAAGAAGCGTAAAGCCATGAATGGACACCCGCACCAGCAGAAACCGGATATAGACAATTTGGTTAAGGCGTTTCTGGATCATCTCTGCGAGGATGATTCGTACGTCTGGAAGGTGTGTGCATCCAAGATATGGGCGGAGCACGGCGGAATAACTATCGAAACTTAAGGAGGAATCCGAGAATGGGAATCTTACAGCTTTTATCCAGAAAGAAATATGACGAGCCTGAGCTTGAAGTTCGCAGTGAGGACGAAGACTATACCGAATGGCACGTCAAGCCAGATTTTGAAGCAAGAGACTTGTCATTAACCTTTCGGTCCCGATCTGATGCACGCGACTATAAAAGACTGCTAGCGAAAAGCTTTTACCATATCCATTCAAAAATCATTCGCCGGGATTGGCAAGGCGGATTCATCCGAGAAGAAAAGGAAGTTAGCTAATCACACACTGGTGCTGGAAGCGGTTAAATGGCTTGGCGATGCCCACCCTTGCCAAGCAGCAGCCAGAGACAGGTAAAAAATATGAACGATAGCAAGCACGTACACAAATGGGAGTGTCTCCGAGTAGATAAGCTTATTTGCCATAGATGCAATACGGTCGCGGAAATTGACACGTTAATTACTAACAACCGTAATAATGCTTATCTCAAAGCGAAGGTCGATATTCTGTCTAAGCAGCTATATGCTGGCGACCTAAAGAAAGATGCTCGCGAGAAAGCTTATGCGTGGCTGATGGAGCATAGTCCGGATGCTATCAAGAAAGACGAACAGGTATCGCTGCTATGACAAGAGATGAAATGATCAAACGGATTGAGAGTGCACTAAGACGTGCTGAACGCACCATTGTTGAACTTCGCAAAGAACTAAAGAGGCTACGGAGCGAGGGATAGGTTTATGGCGATCGAGTATGTCCTGTACAAGGGAGAAGAGATAGTAGGAATAGGTACGGCTGACGAGCTATCTCGCCAGCTTGGATTACGCCCGCAAACTATTCGAAGTTATTCCTCGCCTTCTCATATGCGCCGCGTAGAAGAAAGCGCCGATCCAGAGTCGAGGATTGTGGCGGTAAAAGTTAAACACGGAAAGGAAGATGATGGCGATGACTCAGAAAAATAACAGAGTGGCGATTGAGGCGCATGCTCAGCGTATTGTAGATGTGGTGGTCCGCAAAGCCGAGCCTGCACCTGAGCCGCCAAAGCCTGTGTATGAGTACTCGCCTGGTCGTCCGATGAAGTTTCAGGATATCGACGAACTGCGTGCCATGATACTTGAGTACTTTAAGAATGCAGCACCCCACTGGGAAGAACAAACTGAGTATATTGACCGCCGCGACCCTAAATCTGGAAAGATTGTCATTGAAAACGGAAAGGTCGTCCAGGACAAGGTGATCCGCAAAGTTAAAACCAAACAGAAACCACTCACCGTTACTGGTTTAGCTGTTGCACTAGGTACATCACGTGATGTGTTATTAGACTATGAGACCACATATTCAGAGAAATATCCAGAATTTTCCAACACGATAAAAGAAGCGAAAGAACAGATTAAAGCCTATGCGGAGGAGTCTCTGTTTGGCACTAATACTGCCGGCGTAATATTCAGCTTGAAGAATAACTGGGGATTCAAAGACAAATATGAGACCGAGAACACTAACCGCGAGGTTAAGTTCATTAACACTGTTCCGAGGGCACCAGAATCATGACAGAGATAGTCAAAGTACCGGACTACACTGCTTCGCCTCGTCAGACATTGTTTCATACATCGACAGCTTTCGAGCGATTCTACGGTGGTGCTGCTGGCGGAGGAAAGACTGCCGCACTAGTTGCTGAAGCAGTAACACGCTGCCTTGAATACGATCACTACGCAGCGTATCTATTTCGGCGAACGTACGAGGATACAAAAAAGACCCTCATGAGAGAAATAGCTAAACAGTGCCGTGCATATATCAAGGACGGCAATATGATATTTAGGTCGCAAGAAAAGGGCTACTACTTCACTGCCACGGAATCGTGGATTTACTTGTGCTACTACAACCACGAAGATGATTTTAATCACTATCAGGGTTCAGAGATACACATGCTGGGTATCGATGAGTTAACTCAGTTCTACGAAAGCTGGTACGACAACCTCGTTGGGCGCGTTCGTTCTGACGATCCAGACAAACCACTTACCGTCTTCGCAGCTGGCAACCCAGGTGGCGTCGGGCATGGCTGGGTTAAGACTCGATTCATCGATGCCGCACCACCTGAGCAGATAATTTATGACAAGCGTCCGTACGTCAAGCGAGACGGCTCAATTGACTACATCGAGACAACGCGTATGTTTATCCCTGCCACCCTAGAAGACCACCCAAGCGCGTCATTCAGACAGTCATACATGCGTAGCCTACTGACAATGGCAGATCTGAAGAAGCGCGAAGCATATCTGTATGGTAACTGGGATCTGTTTGCTGGTCAGGCATTTAGCGAGTGGCGGCGACATCTACACGTCGTCGAGCCGTTTAACATACCAGACCACTGGCCGAGATGGATGGCATATGACTATGGACGAGGCACGTATGCGGGTGCTGTTTGGCTAGCACGTGACCCAATTAGTCAACGGATATATCTTTACCGCGAATATTATGTTAGCGGCAAAGGTCCAAGGATCCAGGCACGCGAGATGAAGCAGCTTGAACAATCAAACGAGCAACTGCCTGTTAGGCTAGCCGACCCGTCGCTGTGGAAGCATATTGCTAATGCCGATGACGGAAAAACTATCGCTGATCGATTTACCGAAGAAGGCATCAACTTCACGCCCGCCAATAACGACCGACTTCAAGGAGTCACTGCTGTTCATGAAGCGTTGTCTCTGGCACCAGATGGATTGCCATATCTACAGGTATTCAGTAACTGTGTTCATTTCATCCGTACCCTACCGAGCCTTGTGGTTGACACTAAACGACCCGAGGATGTTGATACAACCGGTGAAGATCATCTCTACGATGCACTGCGCTACGGGCTTGTTAATGAGCGTAAGGCGGCAGTTGAGGATTCTATGCCTCAGTCTGATCCGGGACTGTTTAGCGATGGAGGGTATTATGGGTAGTTTTACCGATAAAAAATTAAAGGAGGGTATATTTTGGAAAGCTTAGATTTACCACAATACATCATTAACCTAGAGCGAGCCGCACGCGATACGCCGTTTGGTGAAGTTGGTCCGTTCTATCTCATGAGACACAAAGGTGAGACCGTGGGTATACGCGGTCAAACGTCGGAGATTATCCGATTCAAAACTACGGCAGAAGCAGTTATATATCTGGTGGACTACATCAAGACCTTACCGACCGACAAGTCTGGAGATGTTATTTTTGCTGTTAAATTCACCAACGGTAGAGTCAAACAGATTACTACAACATCAGACATCACAACGATAATCGAGGATAAAGCAGATGACGACAGATAAAGCCAAGGTGCTATGTAAGAACTGCGGCAGCACAAGACATTATCAGACGTTCTGTCCATTCAAAAAACGACAGAAAATATCGCAGTGCGGCAAACACGCAAAGGCGTGGGCAGCGTTCCGAGATAAGGTTGCGAAGCCGTACCTCGACATGAAATTTGGGCATGTGTGTGCGGTCGCCGGATGTACCGAGACTAAAGACCTAGATGTTGATCACATTAAGGGGCGCGGCTCTCACCCACATTTGCGTTATGACGTCAACAACTTGCAGTACTTATGCCGTAATCATCATCGACTGAAAACGGACGGCAAACTATGACGAAGAAGGCTTTACGAAAGAAGCAACGCCGAAAGCGTAAACAGCGAGCGATAACTAACGAAATAAAGGGAGGTAAAAATGACTAAAGAAACAGAATTGCCAGACGTATTTCTCTGGGCAAACAAAACGGACGGACGTAAGGATAAATTAGGCATTGAGCTATTTGCAATCACCAAATCGTCTGAGATATTTTGCATTGACCATGACGAGGCGATCAATCATCAGCTGTTCGCGCTGTTTTTGTACGACATCATTAGTGGAGTGCAAGTTGACAGTATCACCGGCGTAAGGATTGTCGATTATGCGGCATCTGAGGGCTGTCAGAATACCCTACCCGCCATCAAGGTAAATGACGTACCGGTTGCTGAAACGATCATGGAATATCTGGAGTATACAAATGACATCGACCTACTCGACTTGAATCAAATCGAGGCAAAGAAGCTATTGGCGATTTGCGCACGATTCACCGACAAGGAGACGAACGAAAGCTTTTACATTTTTAAGCACATTCGCCCAGCTAGCGTATTAGTCGGCGGCGCTGTCTCCTACGCTATTTCAGCCGGACGCATGGAAGAGCTGTCGTCAGAATGTGCATTAAAGATAGATCCGTCGAATCAAGTTTTAGTGTTTGAAGATACGATGTTTGTGTTCAATAAGTCCAAGTTTGAATCGATGTTTCAATACGACCCGGTGTCAGTCGCTGAAGCTCGCAAGAATGGCAAGATACTTGACGAGAGGCTGTCTATCGCCACGCCGACGGTTGGTCAAGGAATTGAATTTCTCTGTAAAGACAACCGCACACTAGTCAAGCGGCTTGCTAAGCTTGACCCTGTCAATATGACCCGTGATGTTGTTGAGGAGATAATTCGCGATTACAACGTAGATCTGATGACCGACGCCACCAACGACAAACTCATCATCATGGACGCTAACGATGCCAAGAAACTGCTAGATATTGTCGAGGATAACTTCGTTCGCGGCACCAACGGCACTGCTTATATCGCCAAAAATAAAAAGGAACTTGAGCCGAAGGAGGATAAATAATGTTCTGGATTATGACAATCGTGGTACTCGTCGCTTTCATCGTCGTCACAGAGATTGCGGTGGCGCGAGAAGACAAAGAATGGCAACGCCAACGCGAGATCAGGCAGTACAAAGACAAAATCATCGAGTCCCGCAAGCGGAATAAGAAAGATAACGGAATATTTTAATAGGAGGTGTTGTGAAACGCTATAAACTACTTAAAGATCTACCAACATTCAAAGCTGGAGACATGTTTTATATGTCAGAGTACGGCGACCTGATTTATGATGGGGATAATGTCGGTATTAAAGCCTGTACATGGCAAATACTCGAGAGGTTTCCAGATATTCTCACCGATTGGTTTGAGGAAATCCAAGAGCCGACAGACAGTATTCACTGGAAACCTAAAAATGGTGATGAATATTTCTACATTAGTGATTATGGAGATGTATATTCAGATATTTGGCGTGGCAATCCTATAGACAATGAGCGTCTAGCTTTGGGTATCATTTACCGCACCGAAGAAGAAATCGAAAAAGCCAAAGAACGTGAACTAGCCGAAGCCAGACTACGCCGTACGTCAAACTTTAAGCCAGACTTTAAGAATGGAAACGGTGGTTGGGTTGTTATGTATGACCATTTTGAACGAGTACTGGCAATTGAGTGCTATTCGTTCTGTGATTCTGGCGAACCTGTACGCTACGAGACTGAAGAAGAAGCTCTAAAATCCATTAGAGAAAACGAACAAGATTGGCTAACTTACTTCAACGTGGAGGATTGTTAAATGGGGCTTTTAGATATGTCAGAGACGACTACTTTTCGCGACCTGATGCTAGAAAGATGCCGATTAGCTATGGAATATCGACTCGGAAAACATATGCTACGGAATCTAGAATTGCGAGAGTTTCAAAATCCTTGCACCGCCATAGATGATTTGGCAATTGCATTTTGCTCTGATGTGCTGTCTAACAAATTATGTGAGGATTCATACAGCGTATCGGACTCTCAGACGCTTCTCTTCCCGAAAACTCCATGGCAACACTTCAAGAATGACTACATGCCAAAGTGGTTCATCAAGAAGTTTCCTATCAAGTACCTGTATAAGAAAGTAGAGTTTCATAAAATCATTAAAATAACTCGTCGAGAGACCTACCCAATGTGCGATATGGACATCAGAAATAACCCGAGACTCAGAGTTCAGCTGGGCACGCCGGTTATTAAAGATGAGGTAGAAATTAGCTAATAGAAAGGACACGATATGAAAGGTGAAGTACTTGTATATATAGAGGGAACGGAGGATAGTTATAAGTTATACAGCAAAGACATAGAATCGGCTTGCAGCCTGTATTACGACTTAGAGAAACGTCCGATCTATGTTGAGCGTCCCGATGGTTTAGTTAAAGTTGTTGTTAGAAAATTGGATGTGTTAATAGAAGCTATCCTCGACACTCATAAGTATAGAGAGGAGAGGCTTGAATCTTTCTACGAAAACACACGAGTAAAGGAATGGCGGGACGCGAGAGACCGACGAGTTATATTGGGTGCACTTATGAATAGAAACTACGAAGGTGACAGAATAGCCGGTTTGATTGGCTGGCTAGAATCCAGAAGGGCTATCAGTTGGAACGACAGAGATACTAGAGTCGTGCCCTATAAATTAAACGATAATTTGATATTAATCTTTTCCTAGGAGACTCAATAATGAAACGCAAAATATTCATGACAATCTGTATCATCGGTATGATATCTGGTGCAGCCTCAATGATATTTGCTGCTATCGAAAAGCAATACACTGGATCAATATTCTATTTAATACTATTTTTCATCAACGTATTTGGATTTTACATCGCGAAGAATGAAGCAGAAACTAGTAAAGTAACAGTACTTAAAAAGCATTTTGATGATGCTCATTGTATGCTCAGTATACAAAGCACATGTCTAGACGATGAATATATGAAAGGTATGTATAACGGTATGGAGTTAATGCTATGCACGATTGAAGACCGCGAACCTATTTGGGCTAGTGAACTTGATACAAATCTAAAAGAGGAAGGAAATCTAAATGAAAATCATAACAGAAAATCCAGCTGAAGAAGCCTTGCTGTGGCGCATTAAAGCGCTGAGCGATGAGTTAGTTGATCAGGACAATCGATGTACTAGCATGCCAGTGTGGACAATCTTAGATAATAATAAAGCTGGCAAAGATTATGGCGCGGTCATGTACTTTACTGGCAAAGCCGCCGAGCAGCACATCAAGGAGAATGACCATCATTACGAGAATCCAACGACATGCATTCGTAGCGCTCACGACAACCGAGAACTGAAAGATGTTATTCATTTACTCATTTTAGCTGGCGGTAACGAAATACCAAGTAACCATTATGGGGTTTTAAGAGACGATGCGTGAAATAAAATTCAGAGCCTGGGATAAAAAGCTTAAAAGGATGGTTTATCGTGATAGTGATTTTGGTAGTCTATCTCGTGAACGATCTAATAAAATAGATCAGCCTTGGGATAATCCATACGAAGTGGATGAATGGTACCCGGCCACAGCCATCAGAGGGATATTCGATTATTTTGATGACATAGCCAAAGACGATAATTTTATTATTGAACAATACACTGGCTTGAAAGACAAAAACGGCACAGAGATTTATGAGGGTGATATTGTCTCTTTGCGATTATGGGGCGGTAACGAGTACGAATACGAAAATGGCATTGTGCGATATTATCAGCCCTCTGCTGCCTTTAAGTGGTTCAGTTTAGAGGATGATGAGAATGACTGTAACAACTATTGGCTACAGCACGTTGATGGCAACGGGCGTGAGGTCGTCGGTAATATTCACGAGAACCCCGAACTATTGGAGGAGAAATGAAAACTACCCCAACAACCATTCTTGACGCTTGCTGCGGAGGTCGTATGTTCTACTTTGAAAAAGACCACCCGAATATCCTTTACATCGATTGCCGCCGTGAAACCGTCAAAATGAAAGACAGAGACAAAATCAGAACGCTCGAAATCAATCCAGACCTAGTCATAGATTTTACCGATATGAAGTTTCCTGACGAATGTTTTGGCTTTGTAGTCTTCGACCCACCTCACCTCATCAACTGCGGCAAAAACAGCTGGCTGGCTAAGAAATATGGCAAATTAGACAAAGATACTTGGCGAGAGACCCTGAGTAAAGGCTTGAACGAATGTCTACGTGTCGTAAAGCCTGGCTGCGTCGTCGCTATGAAGTGGAGCGAACGTGATATTAAAACCACTGAATTACTAAAAATATTACCTCAAAAACCAGCTTTCGGCGATAAATCTGGAATGACGCGGTGGCTGTTTTTTGTGAAAGGAGTGGATGATGTGATGAAATTAAACTAAACCACCATTTTACTTTAATTTGAAAATTGAAAGTCAAGTAAAATGTCAATTTTGTGGACATAGAGAAAGGAGATATCAATGATTTACGAAGTCAAAGTTCGAGTAGTGCATGAGGGTACTGTCTTTGTTGAAGCTAAAACTCAAGCTGAAGCCAAAAAGGCTGCCACGAGTGATAGCGTTGTATCGAAAACAGATTTTGCAGACACCATAGAATACTACGCTGATGAAATCTATAACGGTGAGTGTACCGTTGATAGAGCGAATAATAAAATTGTCAAGGCGGAGGACGTGTTGGGGAAAAGACCCGACCAACCAACGATCAACGAAAATAGCAGAGGTGAAAATGATGAAAAGCAGTAATAAATCAAACAACAGTCAACGAAAGTCGATTTCCAAAGATACTGTTGTTGCTTTCCTGAGTCTGCTAGTTCTTGCCCTACTGCTTGGCTTTAGCTCCAGTATAAGCAGCTACGATTTTGACAAGCAATCTGAGCTGTCTGCTCTCTGCAGGTCTATAGGCGGGCAGATTGGAAACGACAAGTGTTTTAAGGATGGAAAGGAAATCTAGATGGAAAAGACTAAACGATCATTCAAGCGTTTTCGCTGCTGGTTAGTCCAACGGAAGAAGAGACGGCATAAGCTAATGCGATCGATGGAACTGATGGACGATCAAGGAAAAAGTTATAAAATGATTGCCCCCGACACCCCTATTCATTTTATTAGTGTATCAAAACCGATTTCTAAAGGCCATAAATTGCTCAAGAATAAGGCCGGTGAAGCCTTTGCGTATACCGATCTTGATGAGGCTATTAATATGACAAAGCTTCATTCATCGAAGAGCCGTATTTTTAGAGTCTATAATATTATCACAGTTCCATTGTGGGAGGTTGAGCAGCGACATGTGCCGACAACTTTGCGCTATAGAGACTTGAAGTAAAAGGAGGAGCATGAAAAGACTAATCAATAGAAGCCCGTCAAAGTCATACATAGACAATTCAATAGTCTGCGACAAATGTCATAAGTGGATAGCATACAGCAAACACTCTGGCTATAAGCATTTCTGCACTAAGCATGCGAGAGACATTTGTGAGCTTGAAGAAGTGCGCAGGCACGCTATAAGCCTTATCCGAGACGATAGCATGCGAAACTACGAAATGACGCGCCTCATTAGGGACATGTCTTTTGTGGATGTGAGATATGACCCAGAATCTAGTAAATCATTAAGAAAGGACATTGAAGTGAAGAAAACCATAACAAGCCTCCCCACTCCAGAAGAGGTCGCCCGGATCACTACAACTTTAGATTTAGCAAGCAAACTAGATAACACTGCTATTGCCAAGCTAAGCAGTTCCAAAGGCAAAAACTCCACGCCAAAAATTGGCGAACTGTGCGGCATGGATTTGCTACTCGACCTATCTAGCGCGCCAGATGAGGCAAAATACGAGCTGTATTTTAAGGCGCGCACCATACTCGAAGAGGTTATGTCTAAACTTACCAAATAAATTAGTAACAAAAATAACCCTTCTGATTCAGAAGGGTTATCCCAACCAGGCGACGTATTTACAATACGCTTAATCAATTTGATCGCTTATGGCTGTGCAACAGTACTTACGTCTGTACCACTATACTACCATGCTAAGCGTAATGGCGCAAGCATTATGGCAATAAAATATCATTATGATATGGAATATTAGTATAGAGCTTCGGACGATTGAAGTTCCTGCCATACCATAAGCGATTAGCTAGAATGTCACTTGCCTGAACCAGATAATCTAGGGATGAATCGCAAAACTTTATGTTAATTTTGAAGTCGGCAAACAATATCGGAGGGTAAAACATACCGTAATCAAAATTACGAATTCCGTGTATTAGCTCCTCTCGAATACTATCTGAGAGTTTATAATATCCGTTGGTTGATGTATGCTGCTGGTCAATGTAGACTCGCAGAGAAACTGGCTTGTCTGCATCAATTTTACCAGACGCAATTAGTGTCTCTAGTTTAGACTTTATCATTCTCTTTAAGACATAATCCTTGTAGCGATGAATTGATAGCTTGTTTGCCATAATAGATTCATTGACGTCAGGCAGCTTCACTGTAGCACTAAGGCTATTGAATGACTTGACGCAATTATACAGACTTCTCTTGTATTTAATCTCTAAGCCAGCCGCTTTTAACTCCGACCCCATCGACATGCCGAGACTGGATTTTATCTCTCGGGACATCGTTTTGAACTGCTCTCTTGCTGCGATGCGTTCATGATTATCCAAGAACAGATATCCAGCGTATATGAAATAATCATGCCCAGAATTAAGAGAGAAAACACCAGAATCATCTAGGTATATCGATATTTCTTGATACTCTTTATCACTCATATTAGTAATAATTATAACATTTTTCGTAAAAATGTTTGAGAATCTAAAAACCTCATGATATGGTAATTATGTAATAGCCACGAGCGGTAATGCCGCAGGAGGCTCGCAGAGAAATCTGGGGGCTTTTTATTTTGGAAAAAACTATGAAAGCAAGCGATTTAGGTAAAGACTATCAAGAAGCAAGAACAAATATGATCCACACGCACGAGTTGTGGCGCGCTCTGCTCGATATTGCCTATGCTAAATTGTCCACCGAGAAAGGCTTTAAGTCCCGTGTTCGCGAAGGCAGCCTAAGCTCGCTGACATTAGAACGATCCTCCCGTGTGGTAGCACAGTTGCCGACTGGACGTATCCGTTCGCTAAGCAGGCGTGATCAGGGCAAATCAATGCTGATGGATTTAGTATGGACTAAATATGTTATCCCTAACGCTAAAAGCCAGTGGTCATTCATGACGAAGCTCCGTATGTGGGATTACTACTCCCTTATCTACGGTGCTATGCCAGTTCAGTACGATTACCGAGTTGACGAGGATTATGTCGGTCCTGATTTTAGAGTGATAAATCCTACTGAATGCTTCCCGCAGGTTGGCAATACTAGCCTGAATGATTGCGGCGCCGTCTATATCGTTACTCACCATAGCAAACGCTATCTGCAAAGCCGTATGAAGTTTAAGGACTGGAACAGAGCTGCTATCCAGACTATCCTCAATAAAGTAACTGAGAAACATCAGCCATCAGACGCCAAGGAAACGACTACTAACCTGCAACAGGAACGCGGCGAAGCGGCGACCCTACATCAAGGGCAAATTACTCTGGTTACTCGATATGAGCGCGGCAAGAATGGGCGCTGGATTACGTTCGCGCCAGACTTTGAGAATATTGTCGTTCGAAACATTAAGAATCCGCACGAATCTGGACGTATACCTGTTGTATTTAAGTACGCTATCCCATTGATTGACTCGCTGTGGGGCATGGGCGATGTTGAACGTGGTGCTTCATTACAGCGAGCAATCGACACGACCGTAAACCTAAATCTCGACTTCTCCAAGTTCAAGATATTCCCGCCAATGTGGTATAAGGGTGATGCTGTTGATCCATCTCTAATGCGTTACGAGCCAGGCGGCAAAATCCGTACTGCTAATGGACAATCTGACTTTGGCTTCGTCAATCCAGGCGCTAGCCCATCAAATGAGTTCCAAGCAACCTATCAGTTCCTGAAGGGTGCGTTGCTCAATCAGAACGGTACGACTGACACCACGATATCTGCAAGCGACGGTCTGCCGGGCTTTGGTCGAACACCAGAAGCCCTGAGCAAACTTGAAAAGCGCGAGAATGCCCGCGACCAGTGGGATAGAAATATGTTTGAGGAGGCTTATGAAGAGCTAGTCGATGGCATGATAAACCTAATTGGTACCAAACAATCTGTACCGATAAAGTTTCATGTCTTTGACGACGAGATCCTGGATATCATCAAATCTGGACACAAGGATCTGCTAGATATCTTCGATTCAGCCAAGAGTTACCGAATAGGCGTTGACCCAGAAACTGGCGAAAACGGTATGGTTGAATACATCAACGCCCACGGTACAGCCGAAATGAAGATTGACCACACCAAGCTGTCCGGTAAGTGGATGTATCGAATAGATGCTGGCACGACCGCTGCTAACGATCAGAAAGATGAGTATGAGCGCGTCTATAATCTCGTTGAGCTGCTGTCATCTCAGGCTGGTGCGTGGCTAATGGACGGCGCACAAGAAGATGGACGCAAGGTCAACAGGACAGAGCTACTTGACCAGCTTATCGCAGCTAGCGGCATCAAAAACAAGGATAAAATCTTTGACCCATATACCCAAGAGAATGACAAGACGAAGCCATTTACCCCAGAGATGCTCAATGATCCTCAAATGATGAGTATGCTTCAACAGCAGCTTCAAGGACAAGTCGAGGAGCAGCCGCAAGCACCGCAGGAAATGCAGCAAACCCAAGAAGTCCAACAACTTCAGCCGATGGAGGCGGCATAATATGGAAAACATTTTAGATAGTGATATCAATTCCCTGCCACTCACGCCAGTGGCCGAGGAGCTAAGCCTAGAGGCAAAAGTGGCAGAAGCTCGCCAGCGTGCCGAGGTAGCCGACATTGCTTCAATCCCGGGCTGGCCGCGCATCAAGGAGCAGATGAAGCAGGACGCGTTAAATCTGAGGCTCCACAGAGACCTAGAGTTTGGTCCTAATGATTCTGATGAAAAAGTTGGTAAAGAGGTGCGGTCTAGACTGCTAATGGCGCAATGGATCGAGAAGTATATCGAGAGAATTGAGGGTGCAGTATTAGCTGTTGAAGTAATGACCAAGGAGGCTGAAGATGAACAGCAATCCTAACCCGTATGAGACGTCAAACACGGAGTCAGAGCTAGTCGAAAAACCGCATTATGCTGAACTGGATATGAGTAGTATCGCGCCGCAGCACAAACCAGACAGCGAATGGCGGCAAAACGGCACAAGCCTAAGGTGCATAAGTTGCCAGAATGAACACGGTATATTTTTGCCGCCGGGGACTTTCTACACTGGCAAAACTGACGAGAAAGGAATGCCTATCGTTGAGAAGAGGTTCTGAGGTAGGTTACTTTTCCGGCTGGCCTCTTACACCCCCCG